CTGATCTATAAACCCTTCCATGTTATGCTCCATAGGTATAAACAATGAATACATACCAGTCTTAGTCTGACCATTCTTAGACCTCACTCTAGGGTTAGAGCCCTCATATAAATCTTTAAAGTTTTGACCTCCTTTAGCTAGTGAGTTACATGTAGACCCTGCGAAAACTTTTCCTATAATTCTTTTACCTAAACGTAGGCAAGTCTTTGTTACGCTCCAATTCTTTTTTATATTATTAGGGGCAACCCACTTACCAATCTCATCATCTATTAATAATTTTAACTTTTCACCATCATAACTGTTCTCATCAGTATTCTTCCAATCTATAGAGGTATCAAGACCTTCAATCTCATCTACCTCATTAGTATTCATATTACTCTTTGTAATTTTCCTTGCTGGAACACTGTACACTAGTTCTGTCTTTGGTTTATCCATACCAGACTGTATAGGTTTAAAAAAGAAAGGATAATTATTAGATATAGGTACAACTTTATTTACAAACATCTTCTTTGCATCGTCCCCAGTCTTTGAGAGTATACCTACCCTAGAATCCTTTAGTAAGGTAGCCATATCAACGCCAACTGAAGAGCCCATAAAAGAAAACCCTGAACGACGTATTTTAAGATATATCATGCCGTAACATCTACTATCTGCTCTGCATGCCTCCCAATAAATAAAAAGTATTCTGTTTGCGTCTCTAAAGTCTGGGTGACCTACATCAATCTTTGTGTGCTGAAGATACATATAGTGATGCCCAGTTATATACGTGGGCACACTATTGTTATAAAACCAATATCCTTTAGACCTGTGATCAAATTCACCTTCTATATAGTCTACATATTTAGATTTAAAGTCATTATCTCTAGCTTTCCATTCACTAATAGATTGAATTTTCTTTAACTCTTTTGGTAGCTCTGTTACGACCCATTTATTATTAACCTTTTTTAGATCGTTAGGTTTTTTAGGTAGGGCTATTTTAACTCCGTTAATTTCGTATATTTCTCCAATTGTTCCATCCTTAGATATAACAACCATATCATTTTTTTCGTCATAGCCATACTTCCAAGCCTTTTTATTGTTCTTGGTTGTATACTCTGACTTGCCTACATGATTATCAATAACATTGTATAAGCTGTTCCAGATAAAATTATTTTGTTCTTTCCTCTGCACTTAAAAAATCTGTTTTTGGTTTTATCTTAACAACATTACCATCCTCTTCTATAAGTTTATTTTCCTCTAACTGAATTCTATCTAATATATCAAAAGCATCAAATATAGCCATCTTTTTTGCTGCTGCTGCGTTCTTTAACTTGTCTGCGGCTAAAGGATCCTTACCTTTTACTACAATCTTTTCTTTTGCTACACGCATTAAATCTTGGGCTGCTTCCTTTCCAGAAGCTATTAAATCTTCTTTTATTTTTCTTACTTCGTTAGACATATATTATTTGAATTAACCCTGTAATATTTTTTACCATCAATGTTAAACTCATACTCACTATCAGTCTTAAACGCAATAAGGTCTCCTTTATCTAATCCTAAACTTTTCATGTAGGTGTTAGGATACTCCATGATTCCATACATTTCCTTTTCACTTCCATTATGAAAGTCTATATCATTATCTACTGGAGAAATAAAACAGTACGGATCAATAGTCGTCCATTTATCTTCTCCTGGATTTCTATACATAAAAACTTGGTAAGGGTCTACCATGTACATCTTGTCTTTTATCAGGCCAGCAGCGTATTGCTCTACACCTTTCATGTCGTTGTATTTTCTAAATACATTATGATGTACTATTATCGTTGCACCTTTTAATACGGGTGTTTTTATTTTTTCTGGAGAAGCTAGCACTATTGCGTACCTATTAGTTGTTGTATGATTTTCAATACTACTACTAGTTATTAGTTCTCCACCTTCAACTTTTTTTATGTTATTATATAACCGACCATCTAATGGCTCGACTATATACGTGTATAAAGATTTCATTAGTATTCTATGTTGTACTCTATAGCTACTGGCATATTATAACCTATGGTCTTCCATAGGTATACCTCATCCTCTTCGTTTGATAGCCATATTTGTATTCTGCCAGATTCTAACTCTATTATCTCACGAATATTATGCTTACCTCTAAGCATTGGCTGCCCTACAGAGAAATTCATTGCCTTTAATAAATCAGGACCTATAGATATTTTACGAATTAATAACATCTTCCCTGATTAACTCACCTGTCTCAAGGTTTATTTTAAATTCTCCATTATACTTTTTAGTTAGATCTGATTGAATATCATCAAGTGCGTATAACGCTTGATCATAATTCATTAATGAAGATTTTTGCCTGCTTTGAATTGATGATAATTGAGAGGTTGTGTAGGCTAATTCAGCCTCGCCTCTTTTAAATGATGAGTGTGCAGCCTTATAGCTGTTTAACTCTTCCTCTGAAAGAATTTCTTTAGTTGTTTCCATTATATTATATTTAATTAATTACGTAAAGATATATAAAATATATCTACGACCCGCAACCTATACAGTCAATCTCTGTATTTTCAGGTTTTGTTCCATTTAATTTCATCTCTAGATTATGGATTTTATCTTTAATCTCCATATCTGTCAACATATCTCCTTTGAGCTGGTTTTTAAGCTCTTCTATTTCTTTTATAATATCGTTCATTAAGACCAGGTAGCAATTGCAACTCGCTGCCAAGTGTTTGTAGCAACACATACATATAAAAACCCAGAAGCTACAGCATAACTACCAGCTGTACCAGTAGCACTAGCGCTAGCAGGAACAGATGTTCTCTTACCTAAAAAGTAATTATCTACACTATCAATAGTATAATTTGCTGTTCCACCAGTAGGAGTTGTATCCTGGTCAGACCCCAACAACCTATCGGTTCCAGCTGGAGTTTTAATTGTTTGATCGTTAATTTTACCCATAATGCAAAGTTAAGAATTATTTTCTGTTTATATTTATCTTAAAAATTATATGATATAGTACATAAAGATAAATACAGTTTTATAGTCCTGTAGTCGTAATCTTCATCTGCACCAATAAACTCCCAGCCTAATAAAAATCTATCATGTGGCCAGTGTAGCTCAATCTTTATAACCCAACTCATAAATCTTTATATTCTTCAGTTGCATCAAAACTAGGACATGCCTTACGCGCGTAATCTCGATGAGAATGAATAGTTGCTTCAGGATACATTGCCTTTAAAGTTTTTAATACTGATAACAATGATTCCTTTTGTTTTTCATTACGAGTGTCTTTTGGTGTCTTACCGTCTTCCTCAACACCACCACAGTAACATATACCTAAAGAAATTCTATTTTGACCCTTTGTGTGAGCGCCCATCTTATCAATATCTCTACCTTTAAATATTCTTCCATGTATATCTATATAAAAGTGATATCCAATATCGATCCAGCCTCTTCCATTAACGTGCCATCCTCTTATTGTATCTATAGATACATCCTGCCCTTCTCTAGTAGCTGAACAGTGCACTATTAGTTTTTTAATGTCTTTCATGCTATATAATACTGTTTATTCTTTTTAACCCAATACGAACTGCAATGTTTAATAAGTAACCTACAATAATCCATATCAACCAGTTAGATCTTCTGCTCTCTCTCCTAATCTTTATTCTTTCTGTTTTTTCTTCTTGCTTTTTAGTCGAAACACCCACCTTTGCGTTCTTTCTAATTACAAGCTTAGCAATAGTGATAGAGTCCTTATATATTCTTTTTTTTAACTGGTTCTCTCTTCTCTTGTCAACCCTGGTTATATATCTTATATCTCCAGCCTCAATAATAGTTTTCTCGATAGTGTTAGTTATAAAGGTAGTATCTCTTAAAGTTATAGTATCACTAATGATATTGCTTAATATCAATGTATCTGTCTTATGTGACAATACAGCACCCTTTTTAATCGCTTTTGCTGTGTGTCTACTTGCAGCCTCTATGTGCTGTTGAGCTGTCTTACAGCCAAATAATGTTAAGACTAAAATAAGTGTTGTTAATTTTACCTTCAAAATTTACTTTTTTTCCTTAGAATCGTCGTCAATAAGCGCTTTAAGATTCATTTTTCCTGCAATCCACGGTATAAATCCACCCATCTCCCATCCTAGACGTACAAAGTTTTCTACGTTAGATATGAATAGATTTATGATTATATAGTTGTAAAAAGCATAGTGCAAAAAAGAGTATATATTAATGTCAAAACCTAACACCTCTCTGTGAGGTATATATACAGAGCATAGATTCATCGAGCCGATCATTATCGCATACACCCCTAACTTAAACCATCCTTTAGGAAACTTAGACGATTGAAAACCTTTTCCTTCTTTTCGTGACGCTTTTATTCCAGTGTGCATCTCTAAAAAGAATAGTATTACAAGTATTGTAGCTACTATTGCATGTATACCAAATATATTTTCAAATACATATGAAAAGTAAGCTAAACATCCGCTTAATGGACCCATCCATTCAAATTTATTAGGGTGAAAAACACTGTTAACCATATGTGACGCACTGTCATATCCGTTTGATGTTGCTATATATTCTAAAAATTTATTCATCGTATATCTTCGTTTTCAGACCACGCGTCTGTAGCCATTAGTGCTAACGCCTCTTTATGTGTTAGAAATTGTAGAGCTATAACTGACCCATCTAATATAAACCCTGGTATTGAATCACTATCGTACTTCACTATGAACAACTTTTCGTCTAAACTTTTTCGAACTGTCTCTGGCGAGTCCTCCGATACCTCGGAAAAATCTACCTTGTTTATGTCCCTTATATCTAATTTACAATATATCATGTCGGTACGTTTGTTGTAATATTACTTGTAGCCATGTTTGTCATTGTCATATCAACGCTTCCTTTAACATCTGCTATTGTAGGATATTCAGATGTTCCTCCTGGATCTCCCATTCTCCACCAATGTATTAAATTAGATGACCTAGTAGAATTAGCTAAATCTGTTGGTTCACCGCTATTATATAAATCTAAAAGTTGAGCTTCTGTTAATGCTGTATCCCAGAATGAAATTTCGTCTAGGTTACCTGCATAGTTATACACTGTGTTATACCTACCGAATCGTAAATCACCGTTTCCAAAAGTTCCTGTTAACCCTGTAATATCTTTTGCATTAGGGTTAGCACCGTTCTTATACCAAGTAGCTGTATTGGTAGACTGGCTTACACTGTAAGACCACATCTCCCACGTGTCGTTTGTTGAAATTAGTCCAGCGCCACCTCCATCAGCCCATAATGTTGAGCTCCATTGTGCTGCACCTGATGCTAAAAATGCTATTTGAAATTCTGTAGCAGAACCTACAGTCTTACTTATTACCTTTTGATTACCCGAAGTGCTGGTTCTATAGGCCCAGAAGTTTATAGTGAAATCTCCTGTCCCAAACGCTGGTGCGTTTGAAGCTGTTAAGTACTCATCCACCCCATCAAATTGAACGGAGTGAAAGTTAGAGTAAGATAGCCCAGCCTTAGCCATTCCAATTGCGTCAGATATACCTATTGCTATACCCATGTTCTACCAGTTAGCCACTATGTTTGACGCTCCTGTTCCTGTTGAAAATACTTTTTTAACATGTACTGGAAAGAACCCTACAGCTACAGCAGTATAAGTAACTATATCATCTCCAGATGTTAAAACTTTTAAGTTTCCAGTAGTACCAATATATAATATACAACCTTCTGTTGAGTCTCTATATATAGAGTAGCTTTCTCCACTCGCCATTATGTTTGCGCTAACAGTTAGTGTTGTGGCGCTGTCTATAGCTGTAACTGTAGCTATTGTACCGTCAGTACTATTATATACAATATCCCCAACTGCAACTAAATTAGTTGTAGTAAATAAACCTCCACTATCTACTAGCTTGTTTGTTGTTGTACCTGTAGCAGCACTAGACACAGTAAGCTTAGCTACGTCAGGAATACCTATAGTATCACTAGGTACTACAGCCAGTGCTCTTTGAACTTGTAATTTTTGATTTGCCATTTTTTACTTCTTTTTCTTATTTTTACGCTCTTCAAATCCTTCTTTCCAAGCGTTTAATTGTAGCGTGTTACGTATTTCGTTTAACATCGGATCAAAACCGTCTACTCCACGCCCATTATTTTTTTTCGTTACTTCAGATGGGTCGTAGTCAATTCTGTCGTTAAGCATGCTTAATGCTTGTTGTGTTCTAGTGTTTTGGCTAGACATAGAATCTTTAGGTACGGGGGTCATATACCCTCCACCTGGTTTTCCAAAATCAGAGTTTATATTACTCCCTTTAAGCCATTTAGATACCTGTTTGTCAAAAACAGTACCAGCTAACGGTGTGTCTTTTCTTTTAGGTGGCTGTGTAGTTTGATTTGTTACTTTTCTTATTTTTTTCATTTTACTAAGTTTTACTTCTTTGTTGATTTTCCGTTTGAACCGTTACGTCTTCTATTTTTACTTTTATTTTCTTTTACAAACTTTCCGTCTTTAGTTTGAGATGCATCACGCTCATCACCTACTTCCAGACCTAATATTCTCCTTGCCTCTGCATGTTTTCTTCTATACTCTTTTCTTCCTTCCTCCTTATTTCTTTTTCTCTCATAGGCTCTATGAACCTCTGCGGCTTCAGGATTTTCAGCGTAATATCTAGACGTCTTTGACTTCCCCATTCTTAAAAGGTA